GGGTCGCGCCCGCTTGATCTCGCGCACTGATGGTTTAAAAACGTGGCACTGAAAACAGAAAGGTTGGCAATGAGCGGAAAAGTGGCGGGGGCTGGTAAGGCCGGTGGCATGGTGGTGGTGGAGAGGCAAATTGATGAGCTGAAAGCGGCTGATTACAACCCACGGAAACTGAGCGAAGAGCAGCGAGCGCAGATTGAAGCGTCGCTTTCGCGGTTCGGGTTTGTGGATCCGGTGATTGTTAATGTGCATCCGAAGCGGCGTAACCGGATCGTGGGTGGGCACCAGCGGGTGACGGTGGCGCAGGGGCTGGGGCTCGAGACGGTGCCCTGTGTGGAGGTGAGTCTTACACTGGCGCAGGAGCGGGAGCTGAATATCCGGCTGAATAAGAATACGGGTGAGTGGGACTTGGACGCGCTGAAGGAACATTTCGACGCGGTTGATTTGAGTGAGTGGGGGTTCGGTGATGATGAGCTGTCGTTTTTCGATGATGCGCCGGAGCCTCCTGACCCACCGGACGCGGGGGATAAGTACCAGGAGCAGTACGGGGTGATTGTGATATGCAAGGATCAGGGGGAGCAAGAGAAGGTTTACAACAGTCTGATGGAGGCGGGGTATAACGTAAAGGTGGTGGCAACATGAAAATCAAGGTGCGGAACAAATGCAGTGACTTCTCGTCGTACAGGGCGGCAAGGGTAAAGTCGTTGTTCAACGCGGAGAGCGGGTGCAATTTCTCGCTTGATGCGGATTTGCCGGTTGATGACGGGGGCTGGAAGATAGGGCTGGTGGTCGGGCCGAGCGGGAGCGGTAAAACAAGTATCGGAAAAAAGATGTTCGGGGGCGGTAAGATTTATGATCCGCAGGACTGGCCGGATGATAAACCGATTGTTGACGCGGTTACGCCGGGTGGGGATTTCAATGATGTTACGGCGGCTTTCAGTGCTGTCGGGCTGGGGGATGTTCCCGCGTGGCTGCGGCCGTTCCCGGTACTGAGTAACGGGGAGAAGTTCCGGGCGAACCTTGCGCGTTTGATTTGTGAGGCTCCGGACGAGGTGATCGTGGATGAGTTTACCAGCGTGGTCGACCGGCAGATTGCAAAGTTTGGTGCGCTGGCTTTCCAGAAATCGTGGAGGCGGGGCGGTGGTAAGTGCGTCCTGCTTTCCTGCCACTATGACATTATTGATTGGGTAGAACCGGACTGGGTGTTTGACACCGCGACCGGCAAATACTCAGGGAGGTGTCTTTGGCGACGCCCGAAATTCGGCCTTGAAATTTTCAAGACGGACGGGAGTTACTGGCCAATGTTTGAACCGCATCACTATCTGAAGTTACCGCGTATGGTGGCAGCGGCTTATTACGTGGGGGCTGTAGACGGTGAGCCGGTTTGCCATGTTGCGTTTGCACCGCGTTTGGATGTTGGTGGTATGCGTGCCTGCCGTATGGTCGTTTTACCGGAGTGGCAGGGGGCCGGTGTCGGTACGCGATTTCTAAACTGGCTTTGCCAGTGGCATATAGACGGGCACGGCCCGTATGGAAAAAGGGCGGCCAAGGCGGTTTATTTTCACACATCTCATCCGGGGCTTTGCTCCGCCTTGCGTAGAATGCGGCAATGGCGGCAGGTATCATGCAAATTATACGGAGCCAACCGGGGTAAATCTCTCAAATCAATCAATAAATCGGCTGTTAAGAATGCCTCTAAAAATAAATGCGGCCCTCCCGGCGCGGCTGGCTATGGGGGGCATTTTCGGGCGGTGCAGGGGTTTAAGTATGTGGGGGGCGTGAAATGAAACGGGTGAGGGTTTTGCTGGCGCGTGGTTTACGGGCTTTGGCGGGTTGGGTAGAGCCAAAAGCGGAGCGGCCTAGCCTTTATGAGATTTATACGGGGGAGAGGCTGTGAGAATCGTACTGGTTGGGCAGAAGCGGTTCGGGCAGGAGGTGCTTTACATGCTGCTGGGGGCGGGGCACGAGGTTGTTGCGTGCGCGTGCCCGGCGGGCGGCGAAGACGATAAGACGTGGATCGGCTGCCAAAACAAGGGGGTGCGAGTGATCCCCTCGGGAACTTTAAACGCGTCTACACTGCCGGCGGGTGTTGATTTGATTGTGGCGGCGCACTCGCATGACTTTATCGGGCGCGCAACCAGAAACGCTGCGCGTTACGGGGCTATCGGTTATCACCCTTCGCTGCTGCCTCTGCACCGGGGCCGGGATGCTGTGCGCTGGGCGGTTAAAATGGGGGACCGTGTTACTGGCGGATCGGTGTACTGGCTGAGTGATACGGTTGACGGCGGTCCGGTGGCTGCGCAGGACTGGTGCTTTATCCGCCCGGATGATGATGCGCTGTCGCTTTGGATTCGTGAGCTTTCCCCTATGGGTGTCCGGCTTTTGCGTGATGCTGTTGCGGCTATATCTTCGGGGCGTGTGCCTTACCGTGAGCAGGACCATAGCCTTGCGACCTGGGAGCCGTCAATGGATGGAGCGCCACGACTTTACAGGCCGGATTTGCTTCAAATTGGCGGCAACGGTTTAGTGTTTACGGAGTAACAGGGGTTTGTGATGGGTGAGGGGCCGGATTTAGGGGAGTTGGCGGAGAGGGCGCTTAAGGCTGATTTGGCGAATGTGCTGAAGAAGGTTAAGGCGGGGAAGCCGTTGACGGATCAGGAGCGGCGGCTGCTGCGCTCGCAGCAGGATGCGGCGAAGGCCCCGGAGGAGCGGGTGTGGCTGGCGAATGTGGATGAGATTTGTGATGTGTTCGGGATCTCGCGGCGGTCGTATCTGCGGCGGTCGAATGAGCCGGGGTATCCCCGGAAGACGAAGAAGGGCTATAGTGTTGAGGGGGTGCGGAAGTTCCTGGAGAAGTTGGGGCTGGTGGAGGCGGTTGATGATGAGGCGCTGAATAAGGATGTGGAGAGCGCGAAGCGTATCCGGGTGCAGCGGCTGATCGGGGAGGTTGATCTGGCGCGGAAGCGGGGGGAGCTGATTTCGCGGGATGACCATAACCGGGAGCTGCTGACGCTGGTGAATATTTTTTCGACGGGGCTGATGGAGTGGACGGCGCGGGTTACGGCGGACTTCCGTAAGCAGCCGGTGGTGGTGGCGGCGGCGGAGCGGGCGGCGGATGATTTGCGCCTGGCGCTGAAGGAGGCGATGGAGGCGGAGGCGGAGCGGATTCGCAAGGCGGCGGAGGTGGCGGAGTGAGGCCGGGGGAGATGTGGCGGAAGATGGCGGGGATGATCGCGCCAAGGGTGAGGCTGGCGATCTGGGATTGGGCGGAGCGGAATATCGTCTATCCGCAGAAGTACAAGGCGCTGGCGCCGGGGCCGTATTCGGTGGCGCGGACGCCGTTCTGGAAGGGGCCGATGGATGATCTGCTGGATCCGGCGGTTAAGGAGGTGTGGATTCTGAAGAGTGCGCAGGCGGCGTGCTCGGAGAATATGATTCTGATGCCGATGCGGTATGCGGTGGAGTGTCTGGCGCTGACGATGGTGTATATCGGTGGGGCGGTGAAGGCGACGGAGGAGTATATCCGGGAGCGGATCAAGCCGGGGTTGCAGCTTTCGGCGGGGTTGCGGTCGCTGTGGCGTGAGGCGGATGTGGTGGAGCATAACGTGTATTATCCGCATTGCATGGTGGTGTGCGGGTGGTGCTCGGACCCGAATATTTTCAAGATGCGGCCGGTGGACTGGGCGTTTGCGGATGAGGTGAGTGTGTGGGGTACGTATGCGCCGGAGGCGTTGCGTAAGCGGGTTTCGACGCGGCCGTTCTCGAAGATCATTGGGATGAGTTCGATGGACGGGAAGCAGCGGCGGCCGACGGAGGAGGACCCGATCTGGGTGGAGTTTCAGGATACGGATCAGCGGTACTATTGGCTGCGGGACCCGGTGACGGGGAGCCGGTTCCGGTTTGAGATGGGGTGGCGGGAGAAGGATAGTGAGACGGAGCGGCCGTGGGGGCTGAAGTGGGACCGGGCGGCTGATCTGGGTGACGGGAAGTATGATATGGCGCTGGTGCGCGCTTCGGCGCATTACGTGACGCCGGATGGGTCGGTGATTGATGAGGTGACGCGGGACCGGTTGATGCTGGAGGAGGCGGGGGCGGAGTGGGTGGCGGAGCGGCCGGATGCGCCGGAGGGGAAGCGGGGTTATTATATTTCGAGTTTCTACATGCCGTGGATTTCGTTCGGGGATATTGCGTGCAGTTATTTGTCGGCGCTGAAGCGGGGGCCGCAGACGCTGCGGACGTGGATCTATGAGAATGTGCGGGGGGTGTGGACGGGGGAGACGACGGGGGCGGAGGCGACGGAGGTGGAGCAGCGGCAGGGGCCGTATGGGATGGGGGAGAGTTTTTCGCGGTCGGCGGAGCCGGTGGGTGACGGGGAGGTTTCGTTCGCGGAGTTTTACGCTTCGGCGCGGCGTATCCGGTTTATGACGGTGGATGTGCAGCGGGATCATAAGTGGTGGTCGGTGCGGGAGTGGGTGACGGGGGGGGATTCGGGGTTGGTGGCGTATGGGGCGTGTGTGCGGTATTCGGAGGTTGACGAGCTGGCGCGGAAGCACGGGGTGGCGAAGGTGTTTGTGGATGCGGGGGATGGTGATGAGCAGTGGGATATCTACCAGGCGTGCCTGCAGTTTCGGTTCATTCCGACGCAGGGGGTGGAGAATCTTGATGAGCCGTTCCGGGATGTGACGATTGATCCGAAGACGGGGAAGCATACGGCGCGTCTGCGGGGGAGCTCGCGCAAGGGGCTGATTACGGTGCTGCGGTTCCGTACGAGCCCGTTCAAGCATAAGCTGCTGCAGCGGGTGACGGGGAAGCCGGGGCCGAGGTGGTGGGTGTATTCGGGGATTGAGCGGGGGTATTGCGAGCAGTTGTCGAGTGAACAGTGGAATGAGCAGGTGCAGCAGTGGGAGACGCGGGAGGGGATTACGCGGAACCATTTGTGGGATTGCGAGGTGTACCAGATGCTGGCGGCGGTGCGGTTCGGTTTTGCGGAGGGGGTGGAGTGAGAGCCGGGGCGCGAGCGGCCTTGGTGAGCTAGGGGAACTATGCCGGCAAGGATGGGAGGGGGTATGGCGAAGGGTAAGAAAATGGTGGTGGTGCAGCGGGCGGTCGGGGATTTGAAACCGGCGGATTACAACCCGAGGAAGCTTTCGGAGCCGCAGCGGCGGCAGATCGAGGAGTCGCTGAAGCGGTTCGGGTTTGTGGATCCGGTGATTGTGAACACTTACCCAGGCCGTGAGGGTGTGATTGTGGGCGGGCACCAGCGGTGCAAGGTGGCGAAGGCGCTGGGTTTTTCCCAGGTGCCGTGTGTGGAGGTGTGGCTTTCGCTGGAGCAGGAGCGGGAGCTGAATGTTCGTCTGAATAAGAATACGGGTGAATGGGATATCGAGGCGCTGCGGGAGCATTTCGAGGCGGCGGACCTGAAGGTGTTCGGGTTTGATGATAATGAGCTGAAGGGGATTTTCATCACGGCGGAAGAGGAGAAGATGCCGACGTTTGATGATCTGGGGGAGAAGAACCCGAAGTTGCAGGCGTTTATTGACGCGCGGGAGAAGAGCCGGGACCGGGGGAAGGATAAGAGCGAGGTTAATTTCTGGCTTTGCATGGTGTTCCAGAGCCATGCGCAGAAGGTGGAGTTTCTGGGGAAGTACCCGGAGCTGAAGACGGTTTACGGCATGTATTGCGACGGGGAGGCGTTTGCGGAGTCTATCGGGGCGGCGGTGACGCCGAACACGCAGAAACCGGTGGCGAATCCAATTGACAAAGAGCTTTCGGGGATGGTGATGCCATGACGGCGCGCCGCAAACGGGAGCCCGCGCCGGCGGTACCGGCAGAGACAGGAGGCCAACCATGGCACGCCGAGTCAGATACGGCCAGCGAGGGCCGAAAACTGGTGGGGGCGGCGGTTCAGGGGGCTGAACCACCGGACGCATCCAGCCGGTTATGCGCGGAGATTTCGCGCATCTCCGGCGGGGTGTGTTTTCTGGGGTTTTCCCGTGGCAAGGATTCGATCGCGGCCTGGCTGCGGTTGAAGCAGTTCTTTCATACGATCATTCCGTTCCATTGCGCGAGTGTGCCCGGCCTGGCGTTTGTGGATGATTCGCTGGTGTATTATGAGCGGGTTTTTGAAACGACGATTTTGAGGTTCATGGATGGGGCGTGTCTTGACGGGGTGGGTAATCTTTTCTGGCAGCCACCGGGAAGTGAGGAGGCGGTGAACGCGCTGGAATTGTGGCAGTTCGATAAGCACGACATTATTGATTATTTGCGGCGGGAAATGAACCTGCCTGAAGCCTGGTGCGCGTTTGGGATCAATATGACGGACAGCCTTGATAGGCGTATCTGGGTGGAGAAGGCGGGGGGGCGGAACGACAACTACAAGACGTTTTACCCGTGTTATGATTGGAAAAAGGTGCAGATCGTGCAGGTGATAAAGGAGGCGGGTATCATGCTACCGAAGGACTACACGGCGGCGAACCGCACGTTTGCCGGTCTCCCGGCGTACCGGCACCTGGCGCATATGCGGGAGTGGGCTCCGGCTGATTATGAGCGTTTGAAACTGCTTTACCCGATGGTGGAGGCGGAGCTTGCTCGGCAGGAGTTCCGGCGGGCTAAAGGTCCGGGCACTCCCAGAGCGACAGCCGCCCTGGGCATGGTATCGGCTCGGGCAATTGCCTGACGGAGCCGATGACCCAGCAGAGGGGTCCGCTGATGTACTGATCTTGATCCGGGTAACGGGCTAGGGCCTCCTCCCAGGTGATGACCTCGACGATGTCCATTACGGCGATGATGGCGCCGCCCTTGCCGCAACGGTGCAGGGCGATGGGGCCGCGCACGCGCTCCCCCCAAGATCGGTTTTCAATTTGTTTTTTGCCGTGCGCGATTTGGGTGGCGTGGGGGTCTCTGATGCTAAGGGCGCGCATTGGCCTCCTTGCGGTTGGCGGCGCGGGTAGCCTGCGCCTTGGCTTGCACGGCTGGCGCGGCAAAGCCCTTGGCGACTTTGGCTTTTCCGCCGACCCGGCCCCCCTCTCGGGAGACCGGGTTGACGATGGTGTGTCCGCAGTTGGGGCAGCGCATTAGCACCCCCCAAAATAGATGTCGGCGCGGTCAACCTTGCCAACGCGGTCAACCCCGACCTCATTAACGTTTTTGGGGTTGGCAATTGCCCGCTTGATCTTGGCGAGTTGCCCCATGGTTAAGTGTGCGTAACGCGTATACCCGTGCTGCTGTGCCTCTGCATCAGTCAGAGCTATTGGCGTAACCCGCACGTTGCATGTCAGGTTGGTGTTGTAGCGGTCTGTAGCGGTCGCTGTTGCTGTTGTCATGTTGCCCTCCTGCGTTGCTGTTGACCGGCCCTGTGCCAATCGTTGATGCACAATCTACATTAGCCGGTTTATGATTGCAATAATTATTTTTATGCACATTGTGAACGCGATAAAAGCCGTTGGTGAGCTAGGGGGGGGTGCGAGCGGGCCTGGGGGGCTAGGGGGGGGGGGGGAACTATGCCGGCAGGGGTATGGAGGGGTTGTTATGGGTTTGATGTCTGATCGGGAGATGGCACAGCTTTGCCAGACTGCGCTTGCGGATATTATTCAGGGGAAGGTGCGGTCGTATTCGATCCAGGGGCGGACGTTTACGCGGGAGAATCTGACGGCGCTGCGGGAGCTGGAGCGGACGTATCGCTCGGCGGATGCGCGGCGGACGTATGGGCGGTCGCATTTTCTGGATATGAGTTAGGAATAAGACCGCAGACTGCAGACCGCAGACTGTAGACTTTTTGGGGGTGGTATGAATCTTGGTGGAATGGTGAAGGGGTTTTTGCCGCGGGGCTGGGGGAATCCGTACCAGTCGAATGATACGGATCGGAAACGGCAGCGGCGGGCGCGGTCGCGGTCGTTCGCGGTGGATGAGGACCGGGGGCTGGGGCCGTATTTTCGTGAGGAAATCCGGCTTGATAACCGGGATATGATGCGGAATGTGGCGGCGGTTTTTGCGGGGCTGATGCGGTTTGCAAATGGTGTGGTGGGTACGGGGGTGCGGCCGGAGCCGATGACGGATGATGAGGGGTGGAATGAGAAGGCGAAGGCGCTGTATCTGATGCGCAATGCGAATGTGGATGCGCGCGGGCGGGTAAATATGCGGCTGATGCAGCGGCTGGCGGTGATCCACCGGATGCTGGATGGTGAGCTGCTGATGGTGAAGCGGCCGGATATGCGGCTGATGCCGATCGAGGCGGAGCGGGTGCAGACGCCGGCGGCGGTGGCGAAGCGCTCTGATCTGAATGTGGTGGAGGGTATCCGGCTCGGCAGGGATGATAATCCGCTGGGGGCGTATGTGTGCCCGCGTAAGAAGTCGAGCGGGGCGGTTGATCTGGGGCGGTATGAGTATATCAAGTGGGAGGATTTGTTTTATCTGGGGGACCCGGTGCGGATTGATTCGCTGCGGTCGGTCTCGCCGATCGCTTCGGTGATCGAGACGTTGCAGATGCGGGGGGATTATAATCTGGCGACGTTGGTGAAGGCGCGGGCGGAGTCGATGCGGGTGTGGGCGATTTATGAGGATGAGGCGGATGTGCCGCCGGGGTATGAGGACCGAAGCGCGGGGGGGACGTTTGTGGAGCCTTCGGCGGCGGGGCAGACGGAACCGGCGATGGTGCGCAAGAAGCTGGATTTCGGTGAGGTGTGGAAGGGGACGAAGGGGGAGAAGATCGAGTCGATCGCGAATGTGACGCCTGGGCAGCAGTATGAGCCGTTCAATGTTTCGCTGTTGACGGATTTTGCGGCGGCGCTGGGGATCCCGTATGAGGTGCTGATGTTGTGTATCGCGAAGGCGTCTTTTGCGGGGGCGCGGGCGATCATGGAGGTGGCGGAGCATACGTGGAGCCAGTGGCGGCAGTGGCTGATTGATGATTTCATTCAGCGGGATTGGAACTGGTGCACGTGGATGATGATGCGGAATGGGCTGCTGGGGCCGGCACCGGTGGATAAGGTGACGGGGCTTAGTCAGTGGAATCATGTGCTGTGGATTCCGCCGAAGAAGGTGATCTGGGACCCGCGGACGGATTCGGAGAGCCAGCGTAAGGAGCTGGTGTACGGGACGCAGAGTGTTTCGGGGATCCTGGTGAGCCGGGGAACGACGGCGCGGGAGGTTTTCTCGCAGCGGCGGCGGGATATGATCCTGGCGATCGAGGAGTCGCGGCGGGTGACGGAGGCGACGGGGGTGGAGGTGGATTGGCATGAGATCATGGATCTGAACCACACGGTGAAGAAGGCGCCGCCGAAGGACGGGAAGATTCGGGGCGCGAGCGCCCCTGCTGATCTAGGGGGGGAGTGATTATGAGGTTTCCGAATATCTTGGGGGCGTTGTTTTGTGAGCCGTGGCTGATTACGGGGGAGATGCATAAGCGGCTTTGCCAGATTGTGGATGAGCATATCTCGGGGGTGGCGCATGATCCGGGGGGGATCGTGGAGGCGTACCAGGGGGCGCAGGGCAATGGGCGGGAGCGGGAGCCGTTTGTGCGGCTGGGGAATGTGGCGCAGGTGAATATCCACGGGGTGATCGGGAAGCGGGTGGGGTTCTTTGAGGCGAGCAGCGGGGTGATGGATGTGGATGATGTGGAGGCGGCGCTGCTGGCGGCGCTGGAGGATGAGTCGATCGAGGGGATTCTGCTGGATGTGCATTCGCCGGGGGGGACGGTGACGGGGGTGCCGGAGCTGGCGGAGGTGATCGCGGCGGTGAATGAGCGCAAGCCGGTGGTGGCGTTCACGGATACGGAGATGGCGAGCGCGGCGTATTGGCTGGCTTCGGCGGCGAGCGCGGTGTATGCGACGCGGTCGGCGGCGGTGGGTTCGATCGGGGTTTATGCGGCGTGGCTGGATGCTTCGCGCTCGTTTGAGATGAATGGTTTCCGGCAGGAGGTGGAGAAGGTCGGGAAGTATAAGGCGGCGGGGCTGTACGGGACGGCGATGACGCCGGAGCAGCGGGAGCTGGTGAAGCGGCGGGTGGAGGAGGTGGCGGGGTGGTTCAAGGGGTTTGTCTCGGCGCGGCGCGGGGGGGTGCGGCCGGAGGCGATGGAGGGGCAGAGTTTCTACGGGGCGGAGGCGGCGGCCACCGGGCTGGTGGACGCGGTTGGCTCGCGTGAGGATGCGCTTTCGGTGCTGGGGACGCTGGCGGATATGAATGGGCGGCTGGGTGGCTGATTATGCTTTTGCGTGGAACTATGCCGGCAGGGGTATAGAGGCGGCGAATGTGCAACGGGTAATTGTTCGGAAAAGGAGTTTGGTATGAATCTGGCAGAGCAGTTGAAGGAGGCGCAGGGGAAGATCGGTGCGCTGGAGCAGAGCGTGCAGGGGCTGACGGCGGCGCGGGATGAGGCGGCGCAGAAGTGCAAGGGTTTCGAGGAGCAGCTTTCGGGGATGAGCGGCCAGCTTGAGGCGGCGCAAAAGGCGGTGGCGGCGGCGGAGGAGCAGGCGCAGAAGGCGCAGGCGGCTTTGGATAAGGCGGGTGGCGCCCTGAAGACGGCGGAGAGCGAGCGGGACGTGCTGAAGGCGACGCTGGCGCTTTCGGGCGGTCACAAGGATCTTTCGGGCGGGACGCTGGACGGGAAGCCGGGGACGCAGGGTGGCGGGGCGGCTTCGAATGATGAGCAGTTTCTGAAGGCGTACCAGGCGGCGAGCCCGGCGGAGAAGCCTAAGCTGTGGCGGGAGCGGATGAAGGGGGGCTTTGCGCGGCTGAATGTGATGCTGGTGCTGGCGCTGGCGGGGCTGCTGGTGGCCTGCGGGGTTTGCTCGGTGCAGGCGGCTGACCGGGCTTTCGGGCAGGTGATTCTGGAGACGGCGAACGCTTCGACCGGGACGGTGGCGACGGTGGTCTCGGACAAGCTGGTGGGGGCGGTCGAGAGTATCACGGTGATCGTGCCGACGGGGGTGACTTGCGATGTGGCGGTGGCTTCGAGTGATTTGACGTTGCTTTTGAAGGCGGATGCGACTGGGACGGCGGTTTATCTGCCGCGCTTTACGATCCATGATGCTTCTGGGGCGGTGAATACGAACACGACGCACGCGGTGGACAAGGCGGTGGTGGTGGATACGGTTACGGCGAGCTTTGATGAGTGCTCGGATACGAACCAGACGGTAAAAGTGTTGATTAATTACGCGAGGTAGTGCTTTCTACGGGGCGGCTGCTGGCGTGTTGTGTTCCAAGTGACTGAGTGTGATAACAAAAAGGAAAGTAGGTAGATGATGGCTCTGAATGGAATGTATGTGGCGAATGTCTCGAACTTCGTGTTGAACGCGTTTGCAAAGAAACTCTCGATGTTCATGGGGGTTTTTGCGACGAACGTGAGCGACCAGCTGCCGCAAGGCAGCGCGGTTGAGGTGCCTTACGTGTCGGCGGAGGGTGCGGCGGTGGATCTGGCGGATGTGTCGGATGACCGGACGAACGCTTCTGTTTCGCCTGAGTTTTCGACGACGAAGAAAACCATTACGCTGGCGCACAAGCCGTGCCGTGGTTTCTATGTTTCGCCTTGGGAGGCGGCGAAGGCGCAGCAGGGGATTCTGGTGAAGTCCCTGGAGATGAAGATCAATAACGTGGTCGGGGCGGTGGCGCTGGCGGTTGTTCAGGGCGTGATTGACCTGGTGACGGCGGCCAATTTTGTCAACTCGATCTCGGTGAACCCGGCGGCGTTCGATAAGGATAGCGTGAGCGGTATCCGCACGGTGGCTGATGGTCTTGAGTGGGCGGATGAGGATGGTGTGCTGGTGCTGAACAGTGCGTTGCATGAGTCGCTGCGCGAGGATGGCGGGATCATCGATAAGAGCGCGAGCGGTGCCAACACCCTGAACACGGGTATCCTGCCGAACCTGCACGGGTTCGGGATTATGAAGAACCGGCGCATCCCGACTCTGGGAAGCACGGCCGCTGATGAGAACCTTGTGGGCCTGGCGGCGCTGCCTTCGGCGATCGGTATCGCGATGCGGCCGCTTTCGGCCACGGAGGCATTCGGGATGACTCCGGCGGAGATGGGGCTTTCGGCGGAGGAGGCGCTGTTTGATGAGGAGGCGAATGTGGCCTGCACGCTCTCGATCTGGGGCGCGCCGAACACGAAGGTGCTGTATCACACGGTGGAGACGTGGTGGGGCGCGGCGGTGATGGAGGGTAATGCCCTGATCCGCCTGAAGACGGCATAAGATTTTGGTATGCCCCCCGCTGGGACGTATGGAGCCCATACCCCATAACGGTCGCCAGCGGGGGCTGCCATTCCTGGAAATATGAAACGTTGAAAAGCTGGGGGGGCTGTAATGGCACATGGGACGGTGATTGTCGGGCTGAGTGAGGGGGAGTGGCTGACGCTGGCAACGCCCGCCACGCCGGTGCCGGAGGCTAAGGCGCTTTACCGCGAGATCAAGATTAATGGCGGCAGAATCGACGGCGTTGATTACGATGAGGTGCGCAAGTACAGCCAGCAGGGCTGCCAGCGGCTGCGGTTCAAGGGGGCTGGAATCTTGGATGTGAATATCGGGGGTCCGGCGGCGGTAGCCGATGAGCCCGGTGATGATGACCGCAGGGCGCTGGATGAGGCGGTATTCGCGGCGAACAAGAAGGAGCTGCAGGATCTGCTGGGGCTGGATGATGAGCTGTTTAAGGCGCTGTGGGATGCCGAGGGACGCCCGGAAAAAGAGACGGTCGGTTACAATGTGGATGGGTTTATGGATTTTGGAATCGCCCAGGGTATCATTAAAAGTGAGCCTGATGATTCGGGCACGGGGCAACCCGAGTGAATAACGAGCCTTTACGGGGATTCTGATACGACGGGCGGGCGGGATAACCCCGTCCGCCCTTTTGTTTGAGTGGCCCGCGTGAACGCGGGGGGCGGGACCGGACAGAGCTATGGTGCTACCGTTAAACTTTTTTGATGATGACCAGTGCCTGGCAGAAAGCGACTTTGATGATGTCGTGCTTTGGCGCGGCGAGGAGCTACCGGCGCTGGTTGTATCCCGGGGGGAGTCGGCGGATTATGTGATGGCGGGTGAGAAGGCGCGGCGGCGGATTGTGGTGCAGCTGCGCCGGTCGCTGTTTCTGGAGGCGGTTCCGGCGGTGGGGGATGTGTTTACGTTCGCGGCGGCGGTTTACCGGGTGAAGGGGCGCAAGCCGGATGCGGTTTTGTGGGAGTTTGATTGCGAGGAGCGGGATTCTTGAGATTTGGGCCGCGAGCGGCCCTGCTGGGCGAGGGGGCGGCTATGGCGCGGGTTGACCGGATGGGGGTGGCGCAGGCGGGGCGTGCCCACGGGTATGGTGCGCGGGACGGGGTGCACTGGGATACGCGGGAGTTTAACCGGGCGCTGGTGCAGTATGCGGCGGCTTCGCGGAAGGCGTGGCCGCAAATCTGTGATGACAAGGCGCGTGATGTGGCGATCGCGACGGTGAAGATGCTGCCGAGGGCGGTGGCGGAGCAGATAAGCTGGCTGGAGTTCGAGAGCTGGTGGCCGCGCTACATTTCGCGGCGGATGAATCTGGCGATGGGGCTGGGGGCCTGGGACCATGATGATGCGCTGGCGAAGAGCGACGGCATCCTGCGGGGCCGTAAGGCTTCGGTTGCTTTCATGAAGGGGGGCTTCGGGAAGGCGGCGCGGGCGCTGGGGAAGGCTTCGGGGCCGGACGGGAAGCGGCACGCGATGAGCCACGCTTCGGCGATCCTGGCGACGGTGGCCCGGCCGGTGACGGAGATGACGGTGGTGTACGATTCCGACAAGGGCGGGGCGGATGCGGCGTATAAGCAGCAGATGGCGTTCGGGGCGATCCAACGGGCGATGGATCTGGTGGCCAGGGATATGATGGTTTATGTGGAGCGGAAGATGCGGGAGCTGGGGCGGCCGTTCAGTGCGTGACGGGTCGGGGGGAGAGATTCGGGGCGCAAGCGCCCCTGCTGAGCTAGGGGGGGCGTTATGGTTGATGCTTCGAATGAGGTGATGGAGCGGACGGATGAGGCGGTGGCGCTGGTGCTGGCGGCGCAGATTGCGGCGGCGGGGCTGACGCTGACGAAGGCTGACGGGGATACGATGGCGGCCACGATCGTGCGGGGGTTCGAGAGTGATGTGCTGGAGCTGCCGTATGTGGATGTTTCGTGCGTGGAGGCGGACCCGCGTGATTCTGATTTCGCGAATTTCGATGTGAGCCTGGTGGTGGAGGTGCGGACGCACGCGGAGGATATCCCGCGCAGTGAGCACCGTAGGCTGGCGGGGCTGGTGGGGGCGGTGCTGTGGCGCAAGGCGGCGGCGGATGATGAGACGCTGGTGCTGCATGAGCTGCTGTCGGCGGCGGTTGAGGGGTATACGGCGATGTATTGGACGCCGGGGCGCACAAGCCGGTCGGTGGACGGGGCGGAGCGGGTGACAAAGTTCGAGGGAACGGTTTTTGCAAGGTGCAGCTAAAGGAGGCTGGTGATGGCGAGCGACGGGCTTTATTTCCAGGGTGATTTGCGATTCTACAAGGGGCGGGCGAGTTGGGAGAAGCCGATTCCGCGCATGACGATCGTGCAGGCGTCGGCGGTTGTCAGTTCGGGGTCGCAGTCGGTGGGCAGCGCGGCGCATGAGGTGCTGCGGATGGGTGATGTGACGGCCCCGAGTGTGTGTTATGTGCGGAATCTTTCGGATGATTACGCGGTGCAGATTGGCGTGGATGTGGGGGGTACGTTCTACCCGCTGCTGGAGCTGGAGCCGGGGGATGATTTGCCGCTGGTGGGGCGGTTCTGCTCGTCGGCGGCGGTGTATGTGAAGGGGAACGGGGGTGCGGTGGAGATTGAGCTGGCGGTGTTCCAGAAGGATGCTTAGGGGTAAAGCAGAAAGTCGAAAGCAGAAAGTCGAAAACAGAAATAAACAATGAGGAGGTAGGTTATGGCTGATCCAGTGCAATTGGGCCAGGCGGTTGAGTTGGGTATCGGCGGTTACACGTATGAAGGTTATGTGGTTGAGGGCGTGGACATCGAGGAGACGGGGAATACGAAGTTCCTCACGGATGAGGTCGATGAGACGGTGACGCGGATCGACTGGGACCCCGGCAAAAAGCTCTCGGTGGAGATGTACGCGAAGAGCGGCAGCGACCCGGAGTCGATCCGCAAGGGGGACACGTTGACGGTGAACGGGGTGCTTTACGCGGTGGATGACCGGAAGATCAAGCGGCAGAAGGGGGCGGAGGAGCTGAAGGTGACGCTGGATCTGGAGAAGAAGGATTCGATAAGTTACGCTGCGGCTCCTTAGGGGGAGAGATTCGGGGCGCTAGTGCCCCTGCTGAGTTAGGTGGGAGCTGGTTATGACGCTGGATGAGAAGTTTGTGCAGGCTTTGATGCTGCGCCCCCCGAAGGTTCTGGGGGTGCAGCTGCGGCCTTATTGCGCGGGGCACGCGCTGCTGCTTGATGCGCTGGGTAACAGCTTTGTGACGCCGGGGGCGGATTGGTCGCTTGAGGATCTGGGGGTGGCGGTGCTGGTGTGCAGCCGCTCCTTTGAGGCGGGGCGGCGGCTGGTGGTGCCGCGGGGCCGGGGGGACCGGCTGCCGGTGCGCACGCGGCTGCTGCTCTGGCTGCTGGGGTGGCGGGCGCGGCGGCGGGCGAAGTTCATCGAGCATGAGATCGCGGCGTTCGCGGCGTATCTGGAGGATTACCAGCAGATGCCGGATTACTGGGGGGCGCAGGCGGGTAGCCTGAATGCGCCGTGGCCGTATTCGGCGGCGGTGGGCACGGTGATTGCGCTTAAGGGGGCGGTTTCGCTTGCGGAGGCGTGGAACCTGCCGCTTTCGGAGTCGGTTTTCTACGCGGCGACGGTGGCCGATCTTTACGGGGATGACGGGCTGATGAGCCAGCGGGACAAGGCGGGGCTGGCGGCGGTGCGGGATGGCTCGTGGCGGCGGCCGGCAAAGGGGGAGACTACAGACTGCAGACTGCAGGCTGCAGACTCTGATGCTCCGGGGAAGGCTGACGGCCGGGGAGCGAGCGCTACCGGTGAGCTAGGGGGCTGACTATGGCTAAGGCGGTAATCAAGGGCTCGGTGGGGCTGGATACGCAGGGCGTGGATGTGCGGCTGGCTTCGCTGCAGCAGCGGTCAATGGGGTTTGCGCAGCGCTTCGGCGGCGTGGGCGGCCGGATGGGCGCGAGCTTTGCCTCGGCTTTCAATAGGCTGGGGCCCGCCGGGGTGATTGCGGGGCTCGGGGTTGCGCTGGGGGTTGTCGGCGGCCTGGTGGCGAAGGCGGGGCTGGCGGCGTTTTCGCGTGTGGAGACGATCACGACGCAGTTCAAGGTGCTTTTCGGGGATATCAAACAGGCGAAGGCGCACCTGATGGACCTGCGGGACTTTTCGGCGAAGACGCCATTCCAGCTTTCGGGGATTTCGAAGGCTTCGCGGCTGCTTTACCAGTTTTCGGAAGGGGCGATGGGGGGCCGGGATTCGCTGCGGCTGGTGGGGGACGCGGCGGCGGCGACCGGGAATGATCTTGAGGGCGTGGCGATGTGGGTGGGCCGTGCGTATGGGGCGATCAAGGCGGGTAAGCCGTTCGGTGAGGCTTCGGCGCGGCTGCAGGAGCTGGGGATTTTGACGGCTTCGACGCGGGCGCGGATGGAGGAGATGCAGAAGGCGGGTGCCAGCGGTGCGGAAATCTGGAAGGTGCTGACGGGGGAGCTGAAGAAGTACGAGGGCGGCATGGAGGAGCTCTCCGGCACGATTGCCGGCAAGGGTAGCACGATTAAGGATTCGTGGGAAAACATGCTGGCGGGGCTGGGGGAGTTCTTTGCGCCGGTGTGGAAGAGTATTCAGGACATGATTATCGGAGTGCTCGAGAGCATTACCGCCGCGATCCAGAAGATGCACCAGTTTTTCCGGACGATCAAGCTTTGGAAGGATGCGGACATGAGCTGGGCGGAGGCGCGCGCCCAGGCGGAGCGCGAGCTGCAGGAGCTGATGGCGCAGCGCAAGCAGGACAAGCTGGAGATGACCGGCCAGGCGGAGAGCGAGGCGGATAAGAAGCGGCTGGAGGCGGAGAAGAAGGCGCTGGAGAAGGATCAGAAGGCGCTGGAGAAGGAAAAGGCCGGTGTGCTGAAGGATAAGCTGAGTGCGGATACGCGGCTGGGGAAGATCGGGGCGGGCGGAATGATGCAGGAGCGGCTGGGTAAGCTGCAGGGGCAGATGGCGGGCAATGGCGCGTTCGCGCAGAACCGCAATGGTGAGACGCGGTTGCTGAAGGATCAGTACACGGTGCAGCAGAATACGCTCAAGACGCTGATGCGCCAGGAGGGTGCGCTGGAGCGGATCAGCCGGAACACGGCGGACTGGAGTGTGACGTAATGGCAACAGTTAAGGGGCGGGAAACACCGATTGCGCTGCCGCTCGCCGAGGAGGCGCGCAGCGACGGTGGCACGAGCAAGACCCAGGAGTGGGAGGGTGTACCGGCGGGGATCGAGACCAAGTTTTACGCGGAGAAGGGCTCCGGCGACTGGGACACGGTGCGCCTGGAGCGCGGCAAGGTGACCAGCCGGATCGTGGCTTCGGTGGATATTCCGAATGAGCCTGCGACGCTGGAGGCGGGGGTGCGGCGCGAGTGGTGGGAGCTTGACCGCAACCTGGTGGACATCCCGCTGGCGATGCATGAGTATTTCGCAGATGCCGGGTATCTGGATATTCTGCGGCGCAATTACATTGATGAGGGCGTGGAGCCAGTATGGGGTGGGGATGATCTGGCCGGGGCGGCGCTGGCTGATAAGGTGTATTACTATCACCGGATAAACGGGGTGGACAGCGTCCCCTACTCCACGTATGTGCTGCGGCATGTGCGGATCGTGAGCGCGGACACGCTGGCCCTGAGCGACCACAGTGATGTGAACCGCGTGGTGCCGCTGCCCTCAAGGGTGCCGACAGCGCTGCTGGGTACGCTACCGGCCGTGTATGAGTGGTTGAAGCAGCCGCCGGATGTTCGCAACACGGAGCGTTACAGTTACCAGCTCTCGCAGGAGGACTGGGCGGGGATGCCCTTCTGGTCGGTGATCTACGGCGGCTCCTGGAACCCAGGCTTGTAAAAAAAGGGGTCGGTTAATGCCGCGACAGCACATATTCGCGCCGGGACAGAGGAAACTGGACCCCGGCACGCTGAACGACATCAGTAAATCGACGCACTCGGCCCGCAAGGCGCTTAGTTTTTCGGGCACGGGCAGCATGCAGACGCCGATCGGGACGCTGCAGCGCAGCCGCCAGCCTGGGCGCGCGGGCGGCGCGGTGGCGTTTGACTACTCGGTGTTCGCCTTCGGGTTCCGGTTTGTGACTATCGAGGGCGAGAACGAGGGCGACCCGCCCACGACGGGCGTGGAGATCATGCCCGGCAGCGTCCGGATGCACGGCGTGGGCAGCTGGAGCCTTGATGAGGCAGCTACCGTGTCGCTGGACCCGATGAGTGCGCCATGGGTGTACGCACAGCTTCCGCGCAACGGCGGGGACGTTACCGTATCCGCCAGCTCGACGGAGCCGGTCAGCAACACGACCACCCTGAAGATACCGCTTTATTTATTTGAAAGATCAGAAGGGGGAACCTATGCGCTGCACTCGACGCTTGGCGGCATACGCCATATTGGCGATGTCAATCTCGACACTCCCCTGCTTTAGCGCAGGCTGGGTGGGACGCCCGTGGCACCAGAACACAAACGCAACGACTTGGCAAGCATTGCAGGAAAACTACGCACCGTTCGAGCAGCTCTTCGAGGCACTGGTCGAGCGCGCCGATGTGGTGCGTGTGGCCGCGAACACGAACTACCCGCGCCTTGAGCTGGTGCAGACGTGGACGGTGGACGCGGGCGTTGTCACCAACGTGATCGGCACGAATGAGGTGATCACAGCGTCCGGCTTTTCACCTAGCGTTAACGGTACATATACCGAAGTGGGTGCCGATTTCTGGGTAAGCGGGAACCGCCTCCTAGTCGGCCCGGCATCCGGGTGGACGGGGGTGTACGCGTGGGAGTTGTACGCGGACTGGGCCGATTGGTACCCCAGTTACGGGGCT